CTTCCCCCTTGGTTATTTAAGCATTTCAATGGCCTTGCGTAATTGTCTAAGTGATTTATGTGTATATACGCCATCGGTAACATTAGATGATGAATGGCCTAATAATAATCGTTTTGCATTATAGTTAGCACCTACATCATCTAATCTAGTAGCAAATGAATGACGGCAATCATGTGGAGTATGTTTAGCGTTAATAGCCTTCATAGTTAATTTAAAAGCATTAGAAAGGGAAACATAATTTCGTTCATTTATGATCCATTTGTTAGATAGTCGATATTCAATAAATGGCCATATGCGATGATGAATGGGAATGATGCGGATTCCTGCTTTAGTTTTGCTTGATGTAACTTTTAAATATCGTTGTTTTCGATTAATATCTGTACTTTTTAGATTAATTAATTCACTGGCACGCATTCCAGTGTATAAGAGCATTAAAGGCAATTCCGCCTTGATACTCCATAAGCGGTTAATTTGATTAGTGGTAAATACCTTGCGTGGGCGTTTAGGGATATTGTGACCAATATTCAAATATTGACTGTATGACTTTGAGCACCAGTCATTAATAATTGCAAATGAATATAATTGATTGAGTAAAGAGCGAACTTTCTTACACGAGGAATAAGAGAGTCCGCTCTTTAGCATGTCAGATATTATATTTTGCAAATCCATATATGTGATTTCGTTGATAGGGCGGTGAGATATTGATGATACATGATGATAAGCACATTCATATCCTTTCATGGTGTGTGATGAAACATTTAACGAATGCAACTCTAACCACGAATGATACACATCATCTAATGTATGGACATCACATAATGCCTCCTTAGCTGCTTGATAAGAGGAATAATAACCAACAACTTTATACGCAACATAGGGGCGTTCATGAGCCCCTTTTAATTTCTCAATTAATTTCATTTCTACCTCCAAGAAAGGATAAAAGTATGAACTATGTATTTGTATTAAATGAGCATGGTGTTCGCCAAACTTCCTACGTTGTAGGTGTTCATGCGGATACTCTTGAAGAAACAGAGCAATTAGCCAAACAAACATATCCAACTGCTAACATCGTAACAGGTGATAGTGAAATGCAGGCCCAATTCACAAATGGCAAAGCATATGTAAATGGTGCATTCGTTGATATTCCAGTAACACAATACGAGCCAACAAAAGCAGAGAAGATTGCAGATATTAAGAAGTATTATGATTCACGATTTGAAACACTAGAACAAATGGTGTTACGTAGACGGTTAGCTAATGTGCCATATGATGATTTACAAGAACAATTCAAGAAACTCAATGCTGAAATGGTAGCTAAGATTAAGGAGGTCAAATAATGGATAACTACGAAATCAAATCTGATGTACCAGTGATGCATTTTTGTGAATACTGTTGGGCAACATTAAATGAAGATGGCACTTGTCCTACACAAGATTGCATCCATAACGAATTAATGGATTTAGAAAAGGACAATACAGATGTTACCAGTCGAACATAATATGAATGCTTATCAAGGTGAATATATTACATTAACTATTGGATGTGATTCAGTAATTAATGCTGATGATGTATTTGCGTGTCTTAGGCGATATAGCTGGGACGATGAAATAATAGGTAGGTTTGTAATTACAAATAGTGAGCAACCACTTTTAGAAGGCGAAAAAAGCAAACTCAATTTAACGTTAGACACTAATTCAATTGATAGTGGCAATTATTATTGGGATTTGTTTATTTGGGCTGGGAATCGCCCTGTTAAATGTTTAGTAAAAGGTAAGGTAATCATCAAACAAGGTATCAGTAATAGGGGGAAATGATATGAGCGAAGAAAACGTGTATTTGAAATCTTCTCCTGTTGATAGCATCCGCATCAATG